CACTTTAACTAAATATATTATTAAAAATATTACAGAATATGATTTTTATAAAGAAAATATAGATATTATAATTAATAATAGAAAAAATATAGATTATTATAAAAATAGTAGTGATACACCATCCTATTATATAATATGTATTTTTAAAATTATTTCTATATATATATCTAAGATATATAATTTTTTTAATACAGATTATTATGTATGGGTTGATTTTGCAGGCAGTCATATAATGAGAAAATTTAATACTTCAATAAATAAAATTTTAAATAATCCTAATCCTAAGGTATCATTATGTTATATTCATTATAGAAATAATGAAGAAATACTAAAATTATTAAATAATAATATATCTTTTTGTGGTATAGCTGCTGGTTGTTTTACAGTAGATAAAAATTATGTAGATATATTTTACAATAATATAATGAATATATTTTATGATTTATTACATAAAAAATTAGGACATACAGAAGAACAAATATTAACATTATTTTATGATAAATATCCTGAACTATGCACTATATATTATGGTGATTATTATTCTATACTTATAAATTATCATGAAATAATAGATGATGTCAATTGTATTATTCTATTTTATGTAGAAGAAGCCTTAAAGAAAAATAGACATGATTTAGCATTAATATGTGCTAAATCTATTATGGATTCATTCTATAAAAATAATATTACTCTTGAAGATAGTAATGTTCTATTTTTAAAAAATATTATTAATAAAAAAACAGAAAAAAAAAAATCTAAAAGCAATATTCATAATTATGTTGATAAAGTAATATATATAAATTTAGAATCACGCACAGATAGAAAAATAGAAATAGAAACTGAATTAACTAACTTTAATATAGAGTATGAAAGATTTAATGCTATTGATAATAAAGAGTATGGATATATAGGTTGTATGATGTCACATTTAGAAATTATTAAAATGGCTAAACATAAAAACTATAAAAATATATTAATTTTAGAAGATGATTTTACTTTTACAGTTTCTAAAGATATATTTGAAGAACAAATAGACTTATTATTTAAATCAAATGTTAATTTTGATGTATGTATGTTAAGTTATAATTTAATGAAAAGCAAACATAATAGTCAATATAGATTTTTAAATAATGTTCTTGAAGCACAAACAACATCAGGATATATTATTAATGAAAAAATGTATAATATATTTATTGATTTATATACTTGGGATTTGTTTTTTTTAAATTTAACAAAAAAGCACCATATTTATGCAATTGATATGATTTGGAAAATATTACAACCTATTACTAATTGGTATTGTTTTTCACAAAATTTAGGTAAACAAAGAATGTCATATAGTAATATAGAAAACTCTATTACTAATTATAATTGTTAAATTATATTTTTTTTTATTTTTTTTTTGTGTATTTCATTTTATACTATATTCATAATATATTCATATATAATAAGTCATATACTTTATATAAAGTATAAAAATGAGATTCACTCTAAATAAAAAACAAAACAAAAAAAAAAATGAAATTAAAGATGAAGATTGTAAAGGGACAGATGCTTACTATAATAAAAATATACAAAAATTATTACACTCTGAATATGTTATATTTTTAACCTATAAATTTGTAAAATACAAATATTTAAGATTTTTTAGTAGTAATAATTTATTAAAGTATTTTAATAAATACAATGTCGTTTATTTACATTACTATGATAAACAAGAAATATTAAATCGTATTGATATGTTTAATTATGATATAAAATTAAAAACAGATGGGGAGAAAGAAGAATTAGCAAAAGAAAATAAAATTAAAAAATTAAAAATGATTTATTTTTTAGAACACGTCATTGAACCTAATACACTTTATAAAAAAATTTCATTTGCCCAAGAAGAATTATTTATGTCTTTTGATAATTATTTAATAAAAAAAATGGAATATAAATTACGCACATTTTGCCAAATTGCTGAGAAATTAGGTGCGGAAGAAATTAAAATTAAATATGATTCTAGTCAAGATAATAAATCTACGATTAATGTTGATTTTAGTATTCCTGGTGGCGGTTCTGTTGGTGGGTCAAGTATTGAACAACATACACAAAATAATAAAGTAGATTTAATGTTTAAATATTCTAATTATCAACATAACTTAAATTTAAATAAATATTATATTACTGAACTTGTTGAAAATGAAAATGATTTTTTTATTTCTAAAGAAGAATTTCATTCTGATATAGATTTAAAATTTTTAATAGATGCTAGATGCTTAAATTTAATAGAACTTTATAATACTAAAATTATAATAAATCGCACGAATCAATTAGAAAAAAAACTTTTTTTAAAAGCACAAAGTTATGGTTTATCATTAGGGTCATTATCTACAACTAATGATTCTGTAAGTTTAAATATATCTATTAAATTTATTGATATTTATAAAAAACCAGATTGTATTAATGGTGCTAACGTTTTTGTTTATAGACAAGGTTTCTGGCACCTTATTAATATTATTAAACAAGAAACATTAAATATTAATAATGAATTACCTATACCAGACACAGAAAAAAAAGAAAAAGAAATTAAAATATATGGTAAAATTAATAATTATTTAGAATCCCAATTAATAGGATTAGAAAAAAAACAATATAATATTGAATCAATATATAATAAAGACCAAAATTTAATAAAAACATATAATGATATTATAAAATTAAATTTTATATCACAAGATTTAATAAATCAATTATTTTATAATTATTTTAACATAAATCTAGTATATAATAATTATAAAATATTTAGAGATATTGTTATTGGATGTTATAAAAACATTAAACATATTATTTTTAAAGATGAATATGACAATATTAATAAATTATGTTTTATATCTATACAATATCATAAAATATTACACTGTAATTTAAAAATTTATAATAAAATTACTGATTATACTACAAGAATATATAATAAAATAATTGATGATACTAATGATTTTCATTTTATACTAAAAGATACTAATTTTGAAAGATTAATTAGATTTAAAATACCAGAATGTGAAATATTAAATTTAATAATTACCAATAAAGAAAATATTATTAATATAATTACAAATGCGTTTAAACATTCTTATATGATTTATTATGGGTTAAAACTAGAATGTTATGATACAATTTTAAATGATGCGGAAACACTTATAAATAATAATTTTGATAATAAATTCTCTGAAATTATTGTTAAATTAGATGAAATTATTACAAATAATAAACACTTTTATAAATCAATGAAAGAAGAAGAACATAAAATGAATTCTAAATATAACTATGAAAATGTAAATAATACTGATAAAGAATTTTTTAATAATGATAATAATGATTTTTCAAATAATAATAATAATAATAATAATAATAATAATAATAATAATAATATTCATAATACTGGTAATACAAACTTTTATAACAATTATACAAATAAGGATAAATATATAAATAACAATAAGAATTTAAAAAATATTCTTTCATGTTTTAATAATAAAGATAAATCTATAAAAAATAAATTAGATTTAAATTATAAAATAAAACGTATTCGTGCTACTCTTGATTTTTGTGATGATATAGAAATTATTGAAAATGTAAATGTAAATGATAATGAAACTAAAACTAAAACTAAAAATGAGAATGAAAATAAAACTAAAAATGAGAATGAAAATAAAACTGAAAATGAGAATGAGAATGAAATTGAAAATGAAAATGAAACTACCATTGATACTACTATAATACATAATTCAAATGAACTTCAACAAATACAAAATGAATTGCACGAAAGTATAATATCTACAACAACAGACTCTCAATCTAGTGATACTAAATCTCAATCTAGTGATTCTAAATCTAATACTAGTAATATTAAATTTACAACTAATATTAAAACTAAAAAATCTAAAGCAACAACTATTTTACATTATGTTATAAATAAAATAATAAAATATGTTGCTGATGAAATTATTATATATTATGATAGTAATTATCCAGGATATGTTTTAAATATAATTAGTAATTTATTAATTAAATGTTTTTGTATTAAATATGATAAACCAAATATATTAAAATCAGATTTTTTTAAAAATCAAGAAGAATTTCAAACTATAGAAGATTTATCTAATGTAATTAAACCCATTATTACAGAACAAAGATGTAGATTAAATTACATACAAAATAAAATATTTTATACTTGGGAAAATTTTCAATTTATAATTAATTTTATTGAAAAAACATATATGGCTGACCCAATGAAAATGAATGATACTAATCCTGGTAATAAACGCACCAACTCGCAATATAAAAATCGCTCTAAATCTTTATCTCCACAATCTCCTAATAAACAACATAAATCTAAAAAATATAGTCATAAAAATAAAAATAATAATAATAATAATAATAATAATAATAATAATAATAATAATAATAATAATAATAATAATAATAATAATGATAATGATAATGATAATGATAATAACAATGATAATAATAATGATAATAATAATGATAATAATAATCAAAATAGTAAAATAAATAAAGACCGTTCATTATCTCCTGTAAATAGACGATATAGTTTATTTGATTAAATTATTATTTTTATTTATAAAATTAATAATTTATATTTTTTATAATTTAAAAATACATATTATAAAGTAATACAATAAAAAGACTATATTATTTTTTATAATTTTATTATTAATAATAGATATTAAAATGTATTCTCCATCATACCGTTATTCTGACAGACTAATTAATAAAAATACTAATAAAAACAGCATTAAAAACAGCACTAAAAACAGAAATAACAAAAATAATACACATCTTGAAAAACATATAGAAACTATTATTCAACAAACAATGAAAAAAATAGTTCCGGGAATTCCAGGATTTAACCCATCATCTAATGATGATGATGATGATGAACCATCTACACCATTTAAATTTCCTAAATTATTTGGTAAAGATACTACTGTAGATGTTTATACAACACATAATCATATTTATTTTAAAACTGATGTTACCAAAGAAACCATTGATAAACTTGCTACTGAAATAGATACTTTAAATTATAAAATGAAAAATATGAATAGTGAATCTAATCTTGGCACTTTTACACCAAAACCTATTTATTTACATATTACTACCAATGGTGGAGATTTGTTAGCTGGTTTCTTTGGTTATGATAAAATTAAAAATTCTAAAATACCTATTAATACTATTGTTGAAGGTTGTGTTGCTAGTGCAGGTAGTTTATTATCTATGGCAGGACAAAATCGTTATATGACAGCAAGTTCTCATTTACTTATTCATCAATTGCGAACTGGAATGTTTGGCACTTATGAAGAATTAATTGATGAAAAAAATAATTGTCATCAATTTATGTCTAAATTAGTGAGTATGTATCATACTAATTGTAATGGTAAAATGACTAAAACTAAAATTAAAGAATATTTAAAACATGATATATTTTGGAATACTAAAACCGCAATTACAAATGGTTTAGTAGATGCCGAATGGTCAGGAGCAATTGAAGTTTAAATCTATAATTTTAAATCTATATTAGAAACTCTATTTTCTATTTTTTCTATTATTTCGTGTATTGCTTTTATATCAAAACTTATTTTTTTAGTTTGTGTATTAGTTTTATAAGTAGTATTAGTTTTATAAGTAGTATAATTATTATTATCTATACAAATATAATCTTTATTTTTATCATTTTTATTATCTTTATTATTTTTATTATTAGTATTATTGTTTTCTATACAATCTTTTTCTATATCACTATTTTCCATTAATTGTTTAATATAAATACTATTTATGTATAACCAATTACACCCATTTTTAATTAAATCTAATGTTTTGTTTTGACCTAGAATATTACATATATTAGGATTATTTTTTACAATATCATCTTCATAATCTAATATATCATCACTAATTTGAAAAATATATCCTAATATATTGCCAAATAAAGTTAAATAAATATAAATTAATTCATATTCTTCTTTATCAATATAATTTATTTTATTATCAAATAATTGTAATATATATCCTAAAGTTATAGATAATGTAAATAATGAACTTGTTTTTTTTAAATTTAAATCTATATTTAATTCAATCTTATTTAATATTTCTAATGTTGTAATCGTATTACTATTATTATTAACAATTAATTCTATTATAATATCTTTTTCTTTAAGAAATAAGTCATTATTATTATTATTATTATTATTATTATTATTATTGTTATTATTATTATTATTATTATTGTTATTTACAAATGTTTCTTTTAATAAATTAGTCTCTAGAGATATACTATTATTTAATTCCAAATCATCATATTGACCATCGATTAATAGATTTAAATTTTCTTGAAATAAATATTTAATATCATTAAAACAATGTATTAATAAAGTTAAATACATATCATTATTAATATATGTTGGCATACAATTATCAAGTAATAATCCAATCGTATTAAACATATAATAGAGAAAAAAATTTGTATATTCTGTTCCATATTTAATATGAAAAGCAGGATTATCTCTACGCATTAAATCATTATCCATTTCTGGTAAATCATCTAAAACTAAACTAAGAGCATGTATTAATTCAATACATAATGCTACTGTATAAATAATATCAGTATTTGTTTTTATAGTGCAATTATTTATTTCATTATAGTTTATTTCATTAGAAATACTAGTATTACTATTACTAAATATAAGACATAATATAGGTCTTAATCTTTTTCCATTTTGTAATACATATTTAACTCTATCTTGTAATTCTATTGGATAATTATAAATATGTTTTTTATAAATAAATTTTTCAATACTAATAAAATAATTATTCATTTTAACTATTTGGCTTTTTATATTATTTTAATTTCTTTAATATCTTTTAATTTCTTTAATATCTTTTAATTTCTATAATATCTTTTAATTTCTTATTTGTTTAATACTTTACATTTATTATTTAAATTAATTTAATTTATTATAATTATATAATTTATAAAAAATATTTATCTAACATATTAATAATTAATATCTTTAATTTAATACTTAATTAATAAATATTATAAATTACTCTAGTTAAAATGAATACAAATAATAATATTAATAATATTGAAGAAATCAATATGAATTCTAGAAATACTATGAATGTTATGAATAATAAAAAAGGTAATAACTCTAGCAATAGTAATAATAATAAAACTAAAAAAAATAAAAAAAATAATAATCGCAATAAAAAACTGACATTAAATAATTCAACTATGTTAAATCAACAAACCAATACTAATAATTTAATGAATAATGAAGGTATGATGAATAATGAAGGTATGATGAATAATGAACGTATGATGAATAATGAACGTATGATGAATACATCTGAAAATACTAACAATAATAATGAAAATAATATTACAAAAGTTGAAAGTTTAACTAATAATAATAGTAATAATAACAATTCTAATAGTAAAAAAAATATGACTATGAATAACACAAAACAAATTAAAAAAGAATTAAATGAAATTTGTATGAATTTATTAAATCATCAAATTGTAATGAAATTATTTCATTTTCAAACTACTACTTACGGAGCACATAAAGCAAGTGATGCTTATTTAGAAAAATTTTCTGGATTAATGGACCAATTTTTAGAAGTAGCACAAGGTATTTATGGTAAAGTATCTTTATCTAGATATGCTGTTTCGGGTAATACCCATAAAAATGAAACTATTAATACCCATTTAAATGGTATGATTACTTATTTAAAAACTAAAATAAATACGATTTTATCTAATTATACTGAATTAATTAACCTTCGTGATGAATTACTCAGTGATTTAGAACAATTAAAATACTTACTTACATTTCAATAAATAATATTTTTATATTTTTATTTTATTTTTATTTAAATTTTTTAATATTTATATATTATAATAACTAATATTTAGTATATATTATTTATTATTTAGTATATAGTATTTATTATTTAGTATATAGTATTTATTATTTAGTATATAGTATTTAATTACTTTAAAAAATGTTGCCATTACTATTACTTATTATATTTCTAGTTATTGCGTTTAGTATTGTAGCATGGATGGGTTTTACTAAAAAAAGAGCATTAATTGCTTTCTTAATAGCATCAGGATGTAGTTTATTATTTGGTGGTATTTCACATATATTTGTACCTGGAATTGTTGCTAATAGTATTGGGTGGGATGTTTGTCCTGAATTTCAATATGAAATAGGAATTGCTAATATACTTATAGGTATTTTATTAATATTCTCATTTTATTTTGATAATCAATGGATTTTGGCTGCTATTGTTGCTTCTACTATTTGGGGATGGGGTAATGCTTTAGGACATATTATATCCTATAAAAACACAAAAAATAAAAAATCTGGTAATATAGGTTGGGCATTATATCTTGATATATTTCTACCAATAATAAGTATTATTTTATACTTAATTACATATGTTTATAATTAATTTAATATGTTTATAATTAATTAAATTATAAATTAAATTGATGGATTTACTTTTAATCCCATTTTTTCTAGTTCTTCTTTATATTGTTTTCTTTCTTTTTCATCATTATTAAAAATATAATCTGGTGATTTATAATTAACATTTCCTTTTTCTATATCTTCACTTTGTTTTTTACAACATTTATTATTTAAGGATAAGATACTACAATTATAACATTCGGGTTCTACTTTACCATATTTTGTAAAACCTATAGGAATAACTCCCATAGGCATCTCACACATTCCTGTTTCTTTGTTACATTTACCTTTATTATTTGGATAATTTTTATTTGCTTTATAAAAAGGACAATCATTATCTATTTGACAAGGAGCATCCCATACCCCTTTTTGATTTATCTCTGGATGATATGATTTACAAAATATTGGATTATTATACTGTGGTAATTCATTACTAACACCGTCTACTAAACCAAAACATTTATGATTTTTAAATTGCTGGTCTTTTGCTATACTTATCATTTTTTCATCTATTTTTGTGGATACACTACTTTCATCTAATAATGTTGGATCTATATCTGTTCGTTCATAGGTATTAATAAACTTCGTATTTTGTCTTTGAAATAATTTACTATTTTCATCATTAGGTAATACATCAAAATCAGCATTATCACTAATCTGGTCTTTATAATAATAATTGTCTTCTTTATATTTATTTAGTTCATTTAATTCTTCTTTTTCTAAATTATTTTTAGTAGTCTCTAGAGTAGTATCTAATTCTACTTTACTATTTTCGTGAAATTCTACTGTTTTTGGCACTGGAACACCTCTTAATTCTATTTTATTAAATACTAATTTATAATTAGTATTATTAGTATTAGTATTAGTTTTTATTAAGTCAATATCATAATAAACAATAAACTGTTGATACTTATATTCTCTTGCTAATGTTAATGTAAATATATAGTTTGTTCTGGATACATCTTTTAGTTCAGAAGATATTAAATTTGAATTTATTATTTTAAAAAAATGGTAAGGATGGTATTCAACATAATAATTTAAATTAAGTATTAAAATATTAAATGCTGTTATTATTTCTAATTTTAATCTAGTAAATAAGTCTAAATCTACTTTATTTATTTCACCTGAATTTTTATTTATTAATGTTTCACTCTTTTTTACTTTAGGTGTTATATTATCTTTAGTTATATTATCTTTAGTTGTTGTATTAAAATCAAACTTATAATTTTGTTCTTTTTGTTGTTTTAAAACATTATACATTTGATACATATCTAATTCATCAGTCATAGAAAACTTTTTTAAGGTGCGATTTTGTCTTAATATATTACTATCTATTTCTGCTAATTCATTACTATTTAATTGATTTGCTGGTAAGGCAATTTGTTTTTTTATTTCTATTGGTTTTGTATCATCATTTGATGGTGATTTGTATAATTCATCATTTGGAATTGTTGTATTTGGAATTGTCGTTGAATTTATAAATGGTTCTTTTTTATATCTAAATGTAGTTAAGAATAATAATACTAATAATACTATTATTAATATTATTATATATGTGTATAGTGTATTCATTTTTATTACTATTATTATATTATATAATAATATAATAAAAAATATAGTATAATAGAATTAAAAAATATAGTATAATAGAATTAAAAAATATAATATAATAGAATTAAAAAATAAAAAACTTTAAATTTTAAAAAACGGAAGATTTCATAAAATCTTCAAAAATTGATTTTTTTATTTTTTAATATGAAAAAGTGTAATTAATATATATATATATTGTTGTTATTGTATAGGTGTTATGTTATCTTTGATATATTCTTTCTGCTCCAACTCACATCTATTTGTGGGTTTCAGTAGGTTGAGTTTATCTCAACTGATAACATCATTGTTCTTGTGTTTCAAGTTCAACTGAGTTGTCTGTGCATTGCTAATGTATGTTCTGGGTTATACCAAAACAAACATTTACAAACCATCCAGCAATTAACAGAACTCTATGAATAAACAATAAGAATAATAAAATACCAAAAAAATAATACCATAAAAATAAAAGCAAATAAATATATTAATAACAAAGCACCAAATGTGCACCCCTATTCGATTTTTTTTATTCATCAACAACCTGACTATAATAATCTTGGTCTCCTACATCATCTTCTTGTGATATAACAACATGTTGTTCTAATTCATCTCTTGTTGTATCTCTCGTATCTATATAATCAGGATCATTACTATCACCATGTTCAAATTCATTATATATTTCATAACTATCATTTGTCTCTAATAATGCTTCTTCATTTTGGTCTTGTTCGGTCATTTCATCAACAATGGTTGATAAATTTTTATAATCAATAGTTTTAGTTATTTTCATTTGTGCCATTAACATTGCTCTTTTATATTCATTACCTTCTTCACTTAATTTTTTAAATGTATTTAATGTTCTTTCAATCTTTTTCTGATTATATTGAGTTATTTCTTTTTTTATTTTATCATCGGTTAAACTATCATATAATTTTTGATTAATATCAATATAATCTAAATAAGAAAGTATAAATTCATTTACAATTTTAATATTATTACTTTTTTTTATTTCAAAATTTTCTATAAAATTTACATTATTATCTTCTTCAGTATCATATAATAGTTCATCTTCTAATCCTAAATTTAATTCTTTATTTAATTCTAGCATATCACGATTTGGTTCTTCATCTACTTTAAATTCATAATCTATTATGTCACTTTCTTTTTTACCAATATTATTTTTATTTAATATAGTATATAAATTAGATAATGAGATTACATTAATATAATGTAAAAGTGTGCTTACAAACTCTGGGAAAAGAAGTTTATATTTTTCTTTACTTTTAATACCTTTAACAAAATAATATAATTCTCTCGTTGTTTCACTTAATAAATTAAATAATGTTTCTTTTTCACCATAATTTATAAAAGAACGATATTCTAAACGTATTGATTCTTTATGTATTGGATTTGATAATTTACCATATTTTATTTGGTTCATAACATCATTTAAGAATTTAATGCTAAATTGTAAATATTCTTCTTTTTTTCTATCTCTAAATAAATGACTATTATAATTATTATCATAATCATTATCATTATCATTATCATTATTATTATCATTATCATTACTATTACCACTATGGTTTAATTTATAATCTTCATATAATTGTTTAAAATCTCCTAAATTTGTTAAAATTGTTTTGTATTTTATATAATTCTTTTCAGTTGATGTTATTTTCTTTACTATATTATCAATTTCATTATCAATAATATTTTTTAAATTTGTAATTTGTTTATATATATCAAACATAGATTGTTTTGATTGTTGTTTCTTTTGTTGTGTTTGTTGTGTTTGTTGTTCTTGGTCAATAGTAAATATATCATCTTCATTTTCTTCAATTTTATTAAAAAAGTCTTTTAAGTAATCTAATATAGATAATTTAGGTATCTTTTTAATAATGTCTTTAATCTTATTTTTTTCTATTTGTTGGTATTCTACATTTTTATCTAACTCTAAATTTATATCTAGAGAACATTTATTAGATACAGATTGTTGTTGTTCATCATTATTAAAATTATCTATTAAACCATCGTCATAGTTATAGTGAATACAAGTTTCATTTTCTAATTTATTTTCTAAATCTCTAAATTTAAATGTATTCCCATAGTAAATTGCTTCTTTTATTCTATTATAATCCGAATGTATATTATAAGTTTCTTTTTCAATATCAACTTTTTTAACATTGGATAAAATACAACGCCCGTATTTATCATAAATATGCTCTTTACCTTTATAGATACCTTTTTCAATATATTTTTTATACATCTCTTTAACATCTTCATTTTCAATTGTTTCATAATTAACTTTAATATGTGCTTCTGATGGTTTATATAAAGGTTCAAATACTATATTTGTTTTTTCAACATTTAAAATAGATTTAATTTTACTTAAAATAGTTGTTACTTCACTGAATAAATTAATAGTTTTTGGTATTTCACTATTTTTTTTATTAAAGTAATTCATATAATCAAATTTAGTATCATTCTTATATTCTTCAGGACAACAATTATTTAATAACATAGAATAATTTGATTTTGTTGAATTATCAATAACAGTATTAATTTTATTGATTACATTAAGAGCATAATAAATTTTATTTTCATTACCTACATTTATCATTTTATCAATGTTAGCATAAGATACTTCTTTTAAATTAGCACTATTTAATAACTTAACAGGGTGCCACGTAATATCATTGTATTCTAAACGAGGTTTAAATTCTCTCCATCTATTGCTATAATAGTTTTCAAACTCATTGATAGTATTTATTGTATTAGATTTATCATCTAACGCAGTTATTAATTTATTTTTTACTAAATTGTCATTTTCAACTTGTTTTTTTATTCTTTCTATTAATTTTAATTCAGTAATAGTTGTATTTTTATCATCTAATGAGACATATTCAGGAACCTCTATCATTTTTGACAAAATATACATTATAAATTCAACACCACCTTTTTCATTATCATCATTAATTAATGGATATCCTATACTATTATAATCTAATGGTAATTTATAATTAATTTTACTTGTTTGTAAAAGTATTAAAAATCGGGCACCTATATCAGCAATCATATAATTAAGTTCATGATTATTAATTAATTTGCTTAATAGTTCTGGGCGTTTTAATAATTCAGGTTTAGATTTTTTATATACTTCATAAAATCTATCTTTTGTTTCAAATGTAAAAGATTTTAAGAAATTTAACATTTCTACCTCATC